CGGCCAGATTTTGCACTACAGACCAAGCAGCCTTTGCCCCTTTCGGCACAAACGTACCAACAATCCCTGTTGGGGTCAGCGCACCAACGCCAATCTCAGTACCAGTCACGGCGAGTTCTGACCCACCGGCTTTGCGAGTAACCTCACCAGCCGCAGCTCCAATGGCACTTGATGCTGCACCTGCGGCAGCCATAGCCAAACGTGATGCACGCAGCCCGGCACCAAATGTATATACAGCCTCGCCGACAAGCGCGCCCGTTGCCGGCGTCCCAAAAAACCCAGTCACAGCCGCTGCTGCTGGAGCTGCGCCGTACATGATAAGTTCCGGTGCCATGGCACTAACAGCTCCACCAACAGTAGTCTGTGTGGCAATGTTTGCTGCAGCTTGTTTGGCTGTGTGTGGCGCGGCGCTGCCGCCGGCAGGTTCTTGTGGCTGCTGCTCACCGGCAGGCTGTTGTTGTGGCTCATTGGCTGCAGGTGCTTGTACCTCCCCACGCAGTATTGCCATCTTCTTGCCACCGTCACCTGTGGCTGTCTTTTCGGCTGGCACCCATTTGCCACCAGTAAAGGCCATCTTTGCCCCATCGGCACCTGTTGCAGTCTTTTCAACCGGAGTCCAGTCAGCCATGTTCAATCCTCTTTGAAGCCTGGTGGTAGGCCGTTGTTGTCACTGCCAGTGCCGACGCCATTGGCTTTCTTGTACTTTTCCAGCTGCGCACCGGAAGTGCCTTTCCAGGACTCGATCTGCTGCCGTGTCTTGGGGTCTTTGCTTGCGGCCAGAATCGCGTCGGGATTGGGGAAGCTTGCAAAAAACGCTTCGTCTTCCTTCATGGCGGCTTCCACCTTGGCGTCAGGATGTGTGCGACGGACACGAGCAGCCGCCGCCAAGATTGCGGCACCTGTTGCCATCTTGTACAGTGCAGTTGCTTTTGTGTCCCCGGCTTGCGGGGTGACAGTTTTTTGCATACCCTCAATCTGAGCCTCTGACGGTGCGCGTGACCCAGCACCCAAGGTTTCTGTCACCAGCACTGCGCGACCCACACCAGCCCCGGCTACGGAGAACATCTGCACATCGGCTGGTGTAATCACATTGGACCCCAATCGTGTAATCGCGCCTGTGAGTTCATGCCCTTTGAGGTCCATAAACGGCGAGGCTGTTGCGTCAATTTTGAATTGCCCCATACTGCGAAGCGAACGTGCCCCCTCACTCATCATCTTGGCCTGTGTGTCCAGGCGACCTTCTGCTTGCACTCCCATGCCTTTGCCCTTGCCTTCAGCTTTGCGCTGGGCTTCAGTCCGTTGGAGTTCCAGACGTTCTTGCTGCATTTGCAGTTGCATTTGTCGAAACTGCTGCTGACCCTCACGCAGCAACGCAAGGTTAGCCTCGTGTTCGCGGCGTGACTGTGCAAGATCGCGGTTTTTCTGCTCAATCTCTTTAGCTTTAATGTCAAATTCGCGTTGCTTTTCGACAAAGGCTGCACGCTCTTTCGAGGTCATGCCAGCTTTTTCTTGTTCCTTGGCCCAGGACACGAATTTGGGGTCAGAAACTGATGGAGCCTTTGACACATCCACACCAGCTTTAGCAGCTTTGTCTAGCAGGTTCTGTGCAGCTTCCGTGCTCGGCGCTGCCATGTAGTCACTTGCTGCGGTAGACATTGTTTCGCGTTGCTGTTGCTGCTCCAGAATGTGGTCGGACGTTTGCTTGCGAGCTTGTTCATCGGCGTGTCCAGCCAGCTTTTCCATTTCAATCATGGCCCCATAGTGGCCTTTTTGCCCGGCCAGTGTCGCTGCAGCAGTAGCGCCTTTGGCGATGTCGGCTTGGGTCTTGATGCCCCCGGCAACTGAATCAAACCCGGCCTTGGCATCGGCAGCTAGGTTCTCCCGGTCAGTTTGCTCCTGCTTCATCGCAAGAACTTGCATCTGCCGCATCGAGGCTTGCGCGCGGGTGTCTTCAACATTAGCCTCGCGCTGCTGTTGTTGAGTACCTGCAATTTGGGCGTAGCCGGCTTGTGTGGCCAGATTCCCCATGATAGAACCGAAATCCATTACGGCTCCTTAGAAGAAAGCAGAAAGGTCTGCACCTGAGGCATTGCCCCAACCACCAAGCACTGCGCCGCCACCGCCACCAGAACCGCCATTGACAATACCCTGTGCGGTTGGTGTTTTCATCACAGCATTGCCAAAGGTACTGCCAAAAGTCGATATGGCGTTTTGATCAGCGTTGGCTTTATCTGCCATGATGCCGCCTGCGGTTCCAGAAGCACCGCTAGTAGCACCGGACAGTGTCATCAGGTTGGACATTTGCTGTTGGTATTGCTGGCCTGCAAAGCCTGTGGCGTACCGTTCCAATTCGATTTTCTCAGCACCGCTACTAGCCTGCCCACGAGCACCCATCTTAGCGGACACAGCATCAAGGCCTTCCTGCTTAGCAAACTGCGCCCCAGGGGTCATCTCAAAGGGAGTTTTTCCCGACATCAGGTCTGACAACTGCTGCTGGTACTGTGGACGTTGAGCTGCGAACGGGTCAGCAGCCGCAGCTGCTTGTTGACTGCCGCCACCGCCACCGCCACCGCCCATCATAGACGACACTGCACCACCGATTAACGGGGCAGCAACAGCCCCAATGATTGAACCTGCCATAGGTTACTCCAGAGTTTTGACCACCACATCTTCCACATGGTGAAAGCCTAGGCGTTTGGTTAAAGGGGTAATGTCTTTGTAAATCTTGAACGCAATATACATTTTGCCGGCGCCCGCTGCTTTCGCAAAGGCTTCAGCGGCTCGGAACAGTCGCACGGCGTAACGTGCACGATGCTGAGGGCAAATGTAAAACATATCGCTACTGGCGATGCGCTTGCCACGGTAATGCAGGGCCGGTCCGATGACCATGTTAAAGTAACCGGCAGGTTCGCCATCAACTGTCAGCACCACAATCATCAGCATGCCCTGACGTTCCAGCGAGTAGTAGTAAGGATAGTCAGCGTCTGGTTCCCAGTTCTTGTCTTGGCCGACTTCCTTCCAGTGTGCATGAAAGAAGCGACCTTCCAGCTCTTGGCGCATGTAATCCACAGAGCGTAAGCTGCACTCAACTACAGGTGATTTCTCACCCGCATTATCAGCCTGTAATACGGGCATAAAACCTTCCAGTGGCTGGCCACGTTCAATAAACACTTCTTGACGCTCAAACTCTGAAAACAATCGGCGCATCACAAAGCTCCAGGCATTACTTCAACTTCCAAGCTGTAAAATCGCATTGGAGTGTTCCCTATATGCGTAAGCTGCCATGCCCGGCGCACAGCACTGCCGCAGCGGACAAGTTGCTTTTTTGAAGTTGTTGTGTCGATCATTTGCACTGAACTAAATGTTGTATAGTCGTCGTCAGTCCAGCTCAGAGACACCATGGAACTAACCGTATCCAGCAACGGATACGTTGCAGCAAAAATCTTGATACGTTGGTTGCCCCAGCTGTAGTTTGGTGTCTGAATCAGCACATTGATCTGTTGCCCATTGTCTTGGTAAGTGCCTTCGTCAAGCTCCAGGACAGGTCCAGTTGGGTCTGGGAACTGCGCCTGTTCTGACGTAGGTGCGACAATGGAAACTGCGCGCAAAGCACCCTCACCATATGGATAAGTTGTCTGTTGTGACCAGACATTCCAGTTTTTGGTCGTGATGTTGTAGACCAAGGTTTCCCCACCAGTTCCGACAGCTGATGCGGAGGGCACTTGCACAGTCAGTGCATAAAATTCGTGTCCGGCACTGCGGAACACTGAGCCACGCACGGCAGCAGGGGCTGGAACTGCTGGGTACACGCCGGAATCCCCAAAGTCCAACAAATTAGCAAAAAGTGCCGTCAAGAACCTATTAACCCCAGGCGTGGAAATCTCTGCAACAGCTGTACCTGTCAGTTGATAGATGCACAGTCCGCCAGTGATTGCTGTGCCGACCCAAAACAGCGATGAATGTGAAGACGCCAAGCTCATGGGAGCCTTTGCCGACATTCCGCAAGGTCCAGTCCCATTTTCGACTGGCAGTATTGGGGCACCTGGAGACACACCAGCATCGTAAAAGAACTGGTACCCAAGCACACCAAAAGCCACAAGGTAATCACCGAGCTTGCCAAGGGCAACACCTGCTCCAATCGAGTTGGAAATTGCAATGTAATTCAGGACTGGCCAAGTAGGTGCAGCGGTGCGGTCACTAGCCCAGATTTTGCCTTGAACGTCAAGAACGTACCAGAGACCCTTCAAGGTCACAATACCGGGTACGAGAGCTTGGGCAACGCTTCTGGCTGTGTAGAGGCGAAGGCCGTTTGTCCAGTTCCCAAAAATCACACCAGAGGCACACTGAATAGCCACAAACAGCCCGCCAGTAGCCGTAAGAATCTGACTACTGCCTGCAGGGGGTTCTGCCAACACAGCCCAGCACAAAACCACATCAGTGGAAGTAATGGCCCGAGTTGCAAATGTTGGCAACGTGTCTCCTGTCGGATTTGTTACTGTTGGTGTCGGGCCACCTGAAGTGTATTGGTGGTCCATGTCCCCAGTCAGAAGCCGAAAATACTTCCCATTCCCTACACCTACAACTTGACCTGGGTGGAAGTTTGAGAATTGTATGAAGGAAGCCTCTTGCCCAGCTGCGACCAACAACGTGCCACCAAGGGCCCCCGAGCAGTTGCCAACAGACTTCAACCCAGGGCGTTTAACGGAGTGTCCGCCACCCTCTGAATCACCTTCAGTGAAAACATTCTTGGCCCAAGCATCGGCCTGCTGTGTGCCTGGGTCAGTTCCACGCCAATCAAAGTCTACTGCAAGCGGAACTGACCGGATACTGTCATACGTTTGTGGTGCCCCTGCCATATTTATCCCCGCTCACTTGGTGTAAAATAAGTGCTAACATCTTCACGCTCTTCGGCAAAAAACGCCTCAAAAGATGACCGAGCCTTCATCGAAATCTCTGCCCGCATGTCCGCTGGGGTCAAGTACTCTAAGGCAATTTCGTCCGCCAGGCACCACTTCAGCATGTGATAAGCTTCTTGTGGGAAGTCCGGGTTATCCGTGGCAAGGTTCATGTCCTGGATTTGCCGCTGCACGTCAACGTACAGTGTGTGTGTCAAATCCGCTGGTACGTTGTAGACTGTTAGCGTGCTGGCGCTCAGTTGTGGGTCGTAGTAGACCTGATTTGGTATGCCAGTGGCAGTTTTTTGGCCCAGTGTGTTGTAGTCGTCACGAGCTTCAATTGCCACTGTGGTGTCGCTACCAGCAGAGTCACGGATGTATGCAAACAGTATCCGCAGTGGACGCACTTGCCCAGTGATTGTTGACAGGTTGTAAGTCGCTGTCCCAGTCGTAAGTGGAATCGCTACACGCTGGATGCACCACAAAGGTCTCTGGTTCTTAACCATCCCTTTGATAATAATGTTCAGCGCCTGCATCACATTTGCCGTATCTGCTGCCGGAATGGTGTCGTAAGAGGCAAACCGACCAGTCTGGCGCAAGGCTGATGTCACCAAGTCATTGGCAGACATGCCAAAAGAGTACGTTCCACTGGTTGCCATTATCGTCCTTTAGGCAGTTTTTGCTTTTGCGGTGAGGCCAAGCCAGCAAGCGCAGCTAGACTTTTGCCTAACTGCGCTCTGGACTGTGGTTTCACCGGAGTGGGCGCTTCGCGCTGTTGCTTTGGTTTCGTGGCCATCGCGTTCTCCAGTTGTTATGACTACAAGGTGCCTTGTTTCTTCAGAGAAATGATCAAGGTAAACGAAATTGTGGCGGCTGCTGCCCAACCCTGCGTGGCCATAAAGATTTTACCTGTACGTCCAGCACCAGAGTTGTTAGTAAGGCCCCCAAAACGCTCGTATTTCTCAGTACCTCGGCCATCCAGTTCCACCATCCGCGAGGGGGTAGTGGCGTCCCAGTCCAACCGCACTTCCAGTGTATCCTCAATGGAATACTGAATGCGATCTACAATGAGGCCCAGAGGCTTGACCAATCCCGTATTGTCCATGCCGGCCAGCGTGCTGGGGTCGACAAGAAGTGTGCGGGCTAAGTCTGAAGTATCAAGAATACCCTCGACCTTGATGACGCAGTTACGCGGACCATCAAGGACAGTTTGAATGTTGACTGAATTAGCCATCGAGGGTTCTCCTTATCAGCGGTTACGAACAACAGTCACGTAGTCCACACCGAAAGTGCGAGCTGCTGCTGTACTGTTCAAGATGCCGAACGAAGGGTTGAGCAAGACCTGCGTGAGGGCTGCGGGGACAGCCAAGGCCACGCGACCACGAGCACTCATTGTGGGGGTACTTGTAGACACAGGGTCAATTTGCGGCCAGTCAGCACCGGTGCTTGGATTGTAGAAAGCTTCAACAGCACCGTTGGAATCGACGTGGAAGCCAATTTCAAAGGGGACGTTGTTTGCTACTACGCAAGGTGTCGGGAAAGCCGCTACTGTAGCCACGCCGCCGACGACGCAGTTCAGCTGCAATGCGCCAGAGCCTGTGGGCTTGCTGATGTAAATGCCGTCAGTGGTTGTCAACGGTGTGGCGCCAGTTGCAATCAAACCGCCGTACACAACACTGTTCACAACTTCGGACAAGATGCCGTTGAGCTTGAACCAGATGTCTTTGCCAGCAACAGCTTTGAACGAAGCCGCTGTCAGTTGATTGTAAACAGCGTCGGTGGCACCTGCAGTTGTCGTCAGCAGCAGTTGGCCACCGTCAACAGCAGCCAAAGCCACGGTTCCGGTACCTACTTTTGTGACTGTCCAGTCTGCGGCAGCATATGTGTCGAAGTCGTTGTGGTAAACGTGTGCCCAGGAAGGGTCAGGGATGCCCGCTTGCCCCATCGTCTGATAGAGTGCAGCATTTGTAACCCCATTGGGTATCCGTGTGGTAAGGGTATCAGCCATGGAAGTTCCTTGAAAAGGTTTGGAGTTTCATGCCCGCATTAAGGATTAATAATGCGGGCATGAAATGGACCACTACTTACGCAGCGTTGGACCCGTACAGGCCACGAGGATTCACCCACAGGAAGGTGTAACGCTCATAGGCGCCGACCTTGAAGTTGCGCGTGTCGGCATCATTGTCTTCCCAGATGTCCAAACCTTCGCGCTCTTGCCAGATCAAGCCTTCTTGAGCGTTTGTGGTGATGAACCAGGGACCGGAACCAGTCAGATACGGGCACACAACAGCACCACCGGACAGCAACGATTGCACATTGATGGGGTTGATGTCGTTGTTGTTGCTGCCGACTTGCTTTGGCGTACCCAAGATGCGGTCAGCGTTGAACTTGTTGTAAGGGTGTACAACCAGTTTGTCGCCCATCAGTGGCTCAATGTAGCCCTTGTCGTCTTTGGCTTGCATCATCAAAATGAGCATGTCTTCCAAAGCTGCTTGCGACAGCGCGGAGTCCACAGCCAACTTGTTTTGCCATGTGCCACCGCTGAAGTTGGGGTGCGACACGCTCAGCAACGTAACGCCATCACCACCATTGTAGCCAGCGGTAAACGCGCGGTTGTACACGTTAGCTGCATTGATGTTGCGGGTTTCGTCAAAGGCGCGGCGCAATTTCAGCGTGCGATTCTTGGTCAACTTCATATAGAGGTTGTCCTTCAGCTCTTCGTGAGTGGTGATAATACCCAGGCCATAAGCCACGTTGGTACCACGAGTCACGAAGCCTTGTTGCATACCATCATAAGAGATGGGCTGACCTTCAGGCTTGACGACCGCGATACCTGGACCGACGGACTGCACGTATTCCTCGTAGTTCTTCGTCGAAGTTTCCTTCTTGAAGAGCAGAGGTGCGAATTGTGGGGCAGACGAGGCTGCGGAATCCCACCAAGCTTTGACGCCTTCCCAAAGTGCCTTGGGATACGAACCGGTATTTACTGGACCTGCCATGACAGATACTCCTTAGTTGAAAATGTTGAAATCAGACGCCAGCGGTGTTAGGACCGCCAAACTCGTGCTGGTTGAAAATCACTGCCCACAGTGCATTTTTGCCGTAGGCATTGCCAGGCTTTTGCACCAGACCGATGATCTTCAAGTTCAGGCCTTGCGTGACTGCCACAGAGCTGGTCAGCAAGACAGACGCAGAGTTTTGGCCAGGTGCTGTGGGGTTAGTCACAGTAAACGAGGCGTTCTTGTTGCAAGCAGCGGATGTCAAAGCAGACACACCATCGTCGGCAACTTCGAAGATCAAATCTGGGTCATCTGCAACCAGGATGTAGTAGTCCTTGGTTTTGGCTGCGGGGATGTTTTGGATGGTCAAGTCCAAGTTCGTTCCCACGAGCGATGGTGCATTGTAGCCAGAGGCCAACACACCAACAATCACGCCACGTACTGCGTCAGTACCGGCGGCTTTTTGCATGTAGGGGATACCGTTGGCATCACCACCTGCAGCGGACTTCACAGGGTCGCCAACGTTCAACTGCGTGACATCCGAAGACGGTACGCAGTACATGTTGCAGGCGCCTGTGTAAGGGTTTGCGTTACGATAACGCGAGGGCACGAAGCCCTTGGGTTGCACAATATTTGGCATTTACAAGTTCCTTGTGAAAGGGGTTAAACTTTTGCGTTCGTTTCCAAGTAAGACGACACACCTTTGGGGGTGTACTGCCCATCCTGGGGTTTCATGCGGCCACTGCGAATCTGCTCGTCCCACTCATTGGCTTGTTGTTGGTCGGCAGCTTTCCGGGCGTCCCATATCTCATTGGGGCATTTCAGCAAATAAGCACGCAGTGGGCTACCGTCTTCACGGCGACCGACATAGCGGCTGATGCGATTTGCCAAGTCCATATCTGCTACCAGGTCCGAGGCCCGGTTTACTTCGCCAGGGGCGACGAAATCAAACCCTTGGAACAGAAGGTCCTCAATCTTGCCGTCTTCGTCGTTTTCCCAGTACAAATGGTGTCCGTCGATGGAACCATTGACTGCGAGTTTCAAACGATGACCGCCAAGGTCAGGAGCGCGTTCACGTTGGACACCTTTGGTGTTGCGTTCGCTGTCGCGTTGCGCTATGGCTGCTACCCGGCGTTGCTTAGCCAAAGCGAAACGGTCGTTTGCAGTGGCTTCCAGGGCGTCGGATTTTGGGGTTTGGTTGGCTTCGGACATATTAACTATTCCTTGAGAAGTAAGACTTCAAAAATTGCTCTTTGGTGTACAGACCATCCTTGATGAATTGCCGCATGAGCGCCAAATCTTCTGCAGGAAGGTCCCGTTCAGTTTTTCCATTGTAACCACCGGAATTTGGATTGCCAGTGCCACCCTGCCCGGCACCTTCGGTCGAGACATTACGGCTGCCTGAAGGTGTTTGCCGTGCCTTGAAACGGCGTGGGAAGTCACTTTTGACTTGTGCGGCTACCATTTCCAGGAAGGCTCGGCCAATAGCCTTCTCACCATTGGCTCGGAACTGTTTGCCCACTGCAATGGCGTGTTTGGTCAGGACTTCATCAGTCTGAAACCACTCGTTGCCTTCGGCAATCCACTCCACAAGCACAGGGTCAGTGGTTGGTGCGGTTGCTGCGGGTGTTTCGTCAGTCTTGTCTGCAGCGGCGGCTGCAGCTTCTTCCTTGAGGGAGGCTTGCTGCTTGCGTGTCGTGTCAATGCGATCTTCGAGTTCCAGTGCCAGCTCATCGTCACCATCACGAATGGCAGCTTTGTGCTGCAACCGCAATGTCTGGATAGCTTCGGCGTGTTCCTTGTCGCGCTTGGCCATTTGTTCGTCGAAGAACTTACGGAATTGCGCCTTGGTACCCTCAAAGGAGTCGATTTTACGCTGCAGTGTTTCGATTTCGCCTTGCAGTTTCTTGGTGAAGCGCTCACCACGCTCAACAAAGGTCTGAGCATCGACCCATTTGCCTTCCGGTCCGGTGTACTCGGGCTCTGGCCGCCAGCCTTTGCGCCGTGCCTCGTATTCGTAGTCGTGCACTTCCTGTTTTGCTGCGGGTTTTTGCTCGCCTACAGTGTCTTCCAGAAGCAACTCGCGTGCTGTAACGTCGATGCTTTCTAGTTCAGCTTCGATTTCCGCCGCAGTGCGCCCGGCTGGTGTACCATTGTTTTCAATTGTCATGTCTTACTCCAAAAATAATTGAGTTTCTCACCCGTATTAAGGATTGATAATACGGGTGAGAAATGCCTACACCTTGACCAAGGGTGTGATAATGTCCAAGTCTTGCACAAAACGGTAAGTCTTGCCGTCAACAGGGCTTTCATGGAACTTGCCGGTGTATTGACCCACTAGCACCTTGTCACCGACTTCGCAAAAATCAGTGCTCTTGTCGGACCAAGCATCATGCCCAATCTCAATCACTGTGGCCCAGACCTGATGCTGCTGTTCTTTGTCCTGCGTGCTCTTGACCAGCAAGATGCCGCCGGCAGAAGTTTCTTCCTTTTGCTCGCCCAGCAGCAGCACCCGGTGGCCGCAGGCCCGGAAGCCACTCTTGTTTGTTTCAACTGGCCCTTTGACCCCGCGCCAGCCTAATTCTCGTACTTCACTCGTCATTGTCGTTCTCCTGTTCAGTTGGCTTAATTTCGCAATCAGCAATGGCATCCATCACCTTACGCAATGCTCGGACTTCCGCCAGAGCCGCTGTGTTTGTGTTAACTTCCGTGAAGGCTTGCTGCGACCAGCTTTCCTTTACTTCCTCCACAGCGTCTTTCAGACTAGCCACAAACGCTTGCGTTGCGGGACTCTTTGCCCATTGGTCCCAGTCATTGGGGCTTAGGTGCGGGTTTACTGCCATTGCTTTCTCCTATCTTAGCTGCTTGCAGGCTATGCTGCTGGTTTGCTTGGTGGTTTCGCTCCATCAGGTCCAGGACCTTCAGAAGCCCTTCACGGTGCGTTTTGGCTGCACCGAGGTGAGCTTCGATCATGGCAATTGCATGACCGTCGCTTACTCCTTGAGCGTCCGCCATGTGCTTTTGCGCCTTGGCTTCCAACTCCATAATCTTTGCTTCGTTGACACTCATTTCTTGCCGCAGTTCGGCAATTGCCAAGCCCATTTCGTCTTGGTGAATCTTGTCTTTTTGCTGCAGTTTGGCTTTTTCCAGTTCCACTTTCGGGTTTGGAATTGGCTGCACAGCGTTTGGCCCTTTGGGGTTCGGGAAGATTTCCTCAATGGACTCAATTTCATAAGCCTCCAGCACTCTGTGGATGACCTTGTAGCGTTCAAAGCCGTTGGGATTGTGCCCCATCAGGTCAAAAGCAACCTTGGCCTTGGCCTGCTTCTGTTGTGGGGAAGCTGCAGTAGCATCAGCACTTGGGTAAATGCGAAAGCTGTTGTCATCGTAGTCATCTGCAGCAAACAGAGCATTTTCGCCATCCGTCAGTTCCGCGAAATCCGGGCTTGACTTCACATACCACTTGTTCAGCTGATATACTCTGCGCAGTTCCTCGCCCAGCCCGCGGTGCATCCGCTTGTAGATACCAGAGAAGAGCATCATGCCCTGCTCTAGTGTGTTGCGACTTGTCTCTGCGGGTGTGTTCTGGCCAGGACTAACTCCTGTTAGCGCATCCGTGGCACTGCCAATCTTCTCTCCATACTGTATCAACAGTCCCAGCAGATTAAACAGAATGTCCGGCGGCGTACTAACTGGCAGCGGCACAATGTTCTTCCGCAGGTCATCACCACTGCCGTCAACAGTCTTCCACTCAAAGGGGTCAAACGTCTGCTTGCCGCTTTTGATCTTTACACCACGGCCCAGGAACCCGCCGCTCGTCGTGAGCATAGTACCTGCGTCGATGATTTGGTTAATGAGACTATCCACTGCCGCATTCGTGGGGCCGAGCAGCGCACCCAGGCCGAGTCCATAAAAGCCACCGTCCGGGGCAGGGATAAACACATACCTGGTAAAGTGCGTGGTCGGCACAATCCTGACAATCTTGTTACCGGCTGAGTTTTCCAGTTTGTCAGCCTCTTGCTCGTAACTGATGCGGGTAGGCAGGTCTTTTTCGTCTTTTGCTTTTGCATCCAGCTTGCGGATTTCTGCGTCATGTACACGGTACACATCCCCTTCATCAAAAAACCTAGCCACGATACGCAGCACTTGCTTGGTGTCATAGCGCACAAACAGCGTGTACGGTTCAGCATACCCATCATCATCCAGGTCCAGCCAGCAATGCTGCTCTAACACTTCATAAGGTCGCAGGCTGTCCTGCACTTGACGATTTAAACCGGCGACTTCATCAGAAGCGGCTTGGAGCTGGCCAGTACTGTTACCAACGGTAGGTACTGGGGGCTCAGCGTCGTCAAGCATAGGCAGGAACAGCCCGCGGCGAACGTTTTCTTGCACAGTGTTCTGGAACATCGTCAGCTTGTGCGTAGCGCGCTGAGCTTTTTCCAGGTCCTTGCAGAAGTAATCTACCACGAAGTCCATGATGGGGACGTATTCACTGCGTGTGACACCCTCCACACCATCACGGAAGGTTTTCTTAATTGCAGCACCCAAAAGAGCCGCAGAGAACTTTGCCTGCTCGTCATCGTCTACCCAGTTGCGGTTTTGTTCCAGCAACTGATAAGAGATGTGTGTGCCCAGACGCTCTGCACGGGCGAGCTTTTTACCTTCCGGGTCTTGCCCCCAGGCTTCCAGTTTTGCCAACTGCCTGCCACTGGTCAGCGTGCTAATCCGTGCCAGGAACTGCAGTGCCGCAATTGTCACAAGTGGGAACTTGACGTTACTGGCGCCGGCCCAAGGAAAGGTCTTTCTTTCAGCCAGTTGCAGCGCCAGCTTGATTGCTTTCGCATTGCGGCCTTCCCAGTCCGTGCGGGTCATCTTGTCCGCAGTGTACCCGTCAACAGCAGCTGTGCCGTATAGGGTTAGCTCCTCTGGCGACAGCTTCTCTGCCACGTTAGGCATACGGACAATGTCCTTGAGGTTCAGCTGTGTTTTCTTCAGTGCGTTGGTCATATCAGTATCCGGTTATGTCGTTGCGGCCATCACTGCCCTGGGCTTGCGCCAGTCGGGCCTGTTCACGGAAGGATAGTTCTTCTTCCGAAGTGAAATCATCCTCGTCCAGTATCGGTGCCATGTCAAGCCCCCGCGACAAGATTGCGGTAGAGTCAAACTGGTCGTCCAGCCGTGCCTCACTGTAGCCAGTGAATCGGAGCATCTCTGACTCGTAACCAGCATACCATGAGGCTTCTTTGTCGAAGAACACGTTGCCAGCCTTCATGCGTTTTTGCAGGCTGCGGCCACGGACAGCTTTGTCCTTGGTGGAGGACAGTGCCGTGCAGAGTAGCCACTTGTTCCGCGTTTGCATTTCCTTGTTAAGGATGGGTTCCAGTGCTTTCCAGATTACACCGTCTTCGACGTAGAACACTTCCGGCTCGTAGGTGTCTTGGATAATGAACATCTGGTCGATGATTTCGTCGATTGCCCAGCGGTCAACCTTCTGCCCGACAATTAGCAAGCGGTTGTCTGAAGGTACGCCGCCAATTGTGAAGGATGTGCGATTGGCCTTGTCGGCTTTGCTAATGGCGAAGTCCACGCCCACGGCAGTCTTGAGGTCGATGTCAAAGTCCTGCTCCGTCATTGACAGGAACCATTCTTTTTTCAGGTACGCTTCCGAGTTGTCAAACGGGTCATTTAGGTACTCTTGCGAATACCCGTTTGCGTCAAAGTCCTCGATGTACCGCTGACGGATGCCACGAAGTGCTTCTTCAGTGAACTGCTCAGGCCACAGAATGTC